GTGCTCATGGTATAGATGACCGTATTCAAGGAGTTCAGGCTGGTGGAACTGCCACAGAAGCAGCTATCTTAAAAGAATCTGCTCTTAAGCGCGTTAATATGATTTCTATCCAGAACGAAATGGACTTTGTAATACGCATTGGTCGTCTTAAGTGGGCTAATATCCAGTTCAACTATACTATTCCACGAATGGAAAAAATTGCTGATGAAAACGGTGAAGAAAAGACTAAGAAGATACATCGTACTATAACTGCGGATGGCAAGAAGTTTTCGGTTATTAATGATAATGGTAAGACAAAACTTGATATGGAAGATATTAAGGGAAGTTCTGCGCTTCAACTTAAGTCCGCATTCCACAAGTATATCGAATCCAGTTATGATATTACGGTTAATGCTGACGTATTTACTCCTATATCTAAAGCTATTGAACAGACTAAGAAGACTGAAATCTTCGGTATGCTTCTAGGCAATCCAGCAACCTCAGCATTACTTGATTTACCGGGAGCGATGTCTGACGTTATGCGTGTTAATAATATTAAACCAGACGTATGGATGAAGAATAACATCGGTAGAAAAGATATGATGATGCTTGCTGAATCTGAAAATATGGTTATGGCAGCTGGTCAACCACTGTCTGGTACTGAAGGTGCAACCGAAGACCACACGTTAGTTCACCTTATGTTCACTAAAACTCAAGAATTTAATGAATTACCTCCTGAGTTTAAGCAACTTATAGCCGATCACCTTATGCAAGAGCATGACAATAACCCAGCAACAGGTCAGATAGCAGATATGATGGGTCAATATGGTATGGGTGCGCAAACTACACCAGGCGCTCCAGGCGTAGGTTTACCTGTTCCACCTCCACAACTTCAAGCTAATACCTCACAACCCCAAGCTCAGGTAGCAGATATACAACCAACTAACTTTGCACAACCAGAGTAGGCTATTGCATATGACAAATAAGATGGGTACAGTTTAAATATGAAGAGTGTCACCGAACAGTTATCTCAAAGTGAACAAAAGCTCTTAGCACTTTTTTATGGAACACCGACATATAACGCAGTTAAAAAGCTTATAGATATTGAACGACTAGAACTTGCAAAAGACGCAATCGAACAATTAGAGATAGGCCAAGTGCGTTGGATGAATGGCGGTTCTACGAAATTAAAGGGATTACTTCTTACCATTAAGGAATTAAATAAGACCCATGAAAAGAAAAGTTGATAGTTGCTGGTCGTGCCCACCCCGTCCAGTAACTACCAGCTTTGCTGGCCAATAGAACAAATCTAAAGGAGATAATTATGGCAACAAATGCCGAAGACCAAGTTGCTGACGACAACAAAGAAGTAACCGAAGACGATTTAAGAAGTCTAAAGTATAACGATGATGGAGTAGAAACTTCGCAAGAAGAAGACGAACCAGCTGAAGATACTGAAGATGGAGAAGAATCTGAAGATACTGGAGAAGACAGTGATGTTGACTCCGAGGAAGATGAGCAAAGTGATTCATCTGATAAACCCTCATTCGTCAAAGAGTTCCAGAACATTAAAGGTGATACACCCGAGGAATATGCAAAGAATCTCGAGGAAGCGTATAAGAACAGTACCGCAGAAGCCCTACGGCTTAAAGGTATTGCTGATGCACCTCCAACAGCTCCAGAGCAAGTTAAACAAGTTACCGAGGATGATAAGGATGTTTTAACTAGTCCGCTAGAGCTTTATGCTCAACAGCAACTAGATCGTGAAATAGCTGACGCATATACTAAGTTTCAAATTAACTACCCCCAGGTTACTGACCCTGTTGACTACAATAAGTTTACCGTAGAAGTAGCTACTTTAAGTAATACTATCTACACAAGTCAGAAGCGTTTAGCTTCTCCTGATGAACTTTATGAAAAAGCAGCTATTATTTTAGGATGGGAGAAGGAATCAGTTCCTTCAAGCAAGGATAAACTTGGTATCGCAGTCAAGACCAATACTGCATCACCCAAGACAACCTCCGCTGTGCCTAAAGGCAGTTCCAAATCTAAAGTAACAGATGAAATGATTAGAGTAAATCGAGCTATGTATCCAGGAAAGTCTGACGCCGATATTCGCAAGGAACTTGAACCCTACGTTTACTAACTTAACTTTTAAGGACCCTTATTATGGCTCTTGGCATTGAAAAAAAATTGCTAGGTTCTACTGAAGGTACAAATTTCGCAACTTACACATTTCCAGTCGGAAGTGGTGTAACTGTGACTGCTGGTGATTTCGTTTACTTTTCAAGTGGACGCATTATCAGTACTACCGTTAGTGGTGCTGGCGTTCGTCCAATAGGTATGGTTTTAGAAACTGCAACTGGCAACGCTGCTGGTACTGTTTCTGCTCTTGTATGTATTGCTGACGAAGTGCGATTCCTACTACAAAATGACAACGTTGGTACAACTTTTGCTGCTACCCACGTTGGTACTTACTTCAACTTGATTGGCGCTACTGGCGCTCAACTAGTTGATACTTCAACAACTTCAGCAACCCTTGGACAATTATTGTGTTTGGAATATAACCCACAAATTGATCCAGTCAAGTCTGACACAACTTACGGCGTGTTTGTACTTGTTAACTCTGCTGCCGAACCATACGTAGCTAACGTATAGTCAAGAAAGGACTAAATTATGGCATCTATTCGACCACAATGGCCTGATCTTCTTGACCCTAGGTTCAGAAAGATTTATGGCGACGAGCTAAAAATCCTACCACAAGTAGGTCCATCAATTTTCCATGTCGAAACATCGAGTAGGAATATTGAAAAAGAAAGTTCTTCAAGCGGCTTAAGCAAGCTTATCCGCCGTTCTGAAGGACAGGCAATTAGTTATGAAGATGAAGTACAAGGCTTTGACGTTACTTATACACACGTTGAAGACTCTTTGGGTACATCTGTATCTAACCGCCTCTGGGAAGATGACCAGTTTAATATCATCAAGCGCAAGCCGGCTAATTTGGCTAAAGCAAAGATTCGTACTCAAGAGCAAATGATGGCTGATATCTTCAACTACTCATTTACTGCTGGCGGTGGCGGTCTTTCAACATTCACATCAGGTGACTCACTTGCACTATTTAGCGCAAGTCACACCCGTGAAGATGGTGGTGCGGTACAAAGCAACTATACGACAGCTGACTTCAATGAAGGTTCATTGGAAACTGCTATGCTTGCAATGCGCCAAACACTTGACCACAAAGGTCAATTGTACATGTGTAAGGCAGATACTCTAGTAGTAGCTCCTGCACTTGAAAAAGAAGCACGTATTTTGCTTAACAGTACGCAACGTGTAGGTACTAACAACAACGATGTAAACCCTTACCAGGGTGCACTAAAACTTGTTGTTTGGGACTTCTTAGCTTCAGTTAACGGCGGTAGCGATACTGCTTGGTTCTTGCTTGACAGCTCACTTCACCAACTTAACTTCTTCAATCGTTCTGATCGTGGTCTTGAAGGTCCTGAATGGGACTTTGATACTAAGACTGCTAAATGGACAGTTGACGTTGTACACAGTGTTGGATTTAGTGGATGGCGCGGAATTTACGGAAGTAAAGGCGACAACTCTTAATTAGTCTAGGTACGGGGGGGCAATAAAGCTCCCCCAATTCCTGGCAGAAAGTTTTTTTATGGCAATTGATTCACAAACGTACCCTTGGGCTGATAGGCATACCACTGGTACTTTTCACTATAGGAACCTATACTCTACGACATTTGGTTATACTGAAACTCGTAAAAAAGTAGCCGCTGGTACAACCACAGCTATTTTAAGCGCTACAGCTGGTGCAGCTACTGCTCAAACAGTAACTGCCGGTATTACTCAGCCTGACGTACCTCGCGTACTATCATTAACAGTTGGTGGTGCTGCTGGTGGTGTGCAGTCTGGAACAATTATTGTTACTGGTACAAACATTGAAGGTAAAGTTATTACTGAAAACTTCCCTGTTATAATCGGAACAACTGGTCTAAGTAGCGGTACTAAAGCATTTAAATCTGTTACTAATGTGTATATTCCAGCTCAGGTTGGTACTAGTGCAACATTTGCAATTGGTACATTGAACGTCCTTGGTATTAACCACCGACTATTCAAGAACAACACAACAGTTAAGGTTTATGCAGCTTCAACAGTCTTTGGCGCTTTGACACTTCAGGGCGCTCCAACAGTAGTCGCTAATGAACGTGATGTGTGTAACAACACGGTTCAACCTGCAACTACTCCAGATGGAAC